TTGAGGAAAGATTTTCATCGCCTCCAACGCGGTATTTATCGCTTGGTCTAATTGATTTACCCACTTAAAGCAATGCCCAAGATAATGCAATGAAAAGTATTTTTCTTCCGGCCAACCACATTTATTTATATGCATTACATAAAAAGGGATTGCCTCTTTAAATTTACCCAAGCCCATTAGAGTATTGGCAAGATAATATAAAGTTCTGGGATCGGTTTTCTCCTTGTCCTGCTGGTATTCTTTCAAAAGATATTTTAGGTTTCTCTCGCCTGATTTAAGATGGTGTCCCGGCTTGGTATGATGGTCAATAACTACCCTTTCGTCTATCGCTTGAACAACTTCACAGGTCGGAACAAAATTTTCGTGAACTGTCTTTTCCCATTTGCCTGTTCCTTTTCTCATTAATCTTGGCTTCCAGTGTCGCATAACAACACGCCCTAACTTATCTTTTTCGTAGAGATATTCAAGATGTATCCAGTCGCATTTTCCATCCTCAATCAATTTTGCCAACTTTGGCAGATTTTCCGCATTGATAATCGTATCATCCAAATCCGCCCAAAAAATTATATTATGACTGGCTTTTTCAAATGAAAAATTGCGGGCTTTGGCAAAATCATCAACCCACTTAAAAGGATAAACTTTTACTCCTCTCTTTCTGGCTACTTCTTCGAGTTTCTTATTGCCTGCCGTAGAAACTAAAATAACTTCATCAACATACTTTTGGCAAGAATCCAAAAGTCTATTTAACCCCTCTGCTTCATCTTTCCCGATTAAACAAAGAGAAATCATTGTCCTCCTAAAGTTTAGTATCAGAATAAAATTTAGAAGCGTTAGTTTTTTCGCTTGGCCGGAAGTCTGGATACCTTCTCATAAATTCAGCAAAATTAACAGACTTTTTATCAGTTAATCCGGGTATTATCTTTTTGAGAACCGGGAGCAAAGCATCAACTTCTTTTCCTTGCGCATCATAAATAACAGGAAAAGCGGCTGTATTACGAAAATTTGACTGCTTTAACCCTCCTTCTTTGGCAACATTATACTCATTTCGTCCTCTTTTTAAATCCTCTTGAAACATTATCCACTGAATAGGATATTTAGCAATAAATGCTTTTATCGCCATATCAACAAGTTGCCATTGCATTTCAGTGGCTTTTGTTTGAGCAACTGCTTGTGAATATCGTCGCCTTTTCTTTCCAGCAGGTAGAGGGTTTTTAGTTTTTATCTCAATGTCTTTAATTGCTTTGTAAATTTTTGACATTGTCCTCCTAATCTCCAGAAGCCAGCCCCGCCGTCGGCGGGGCTGTATTTCCAGAGATTAAAGCAATCCACGAACCAATTGAGCCGCTAAAGCGTTGGCTAATTGGACTGTTGCCTCACCAACAATCGCTCCAGCCTTGAAGTAACCTGTTTGAGCTCGGTCTTCATAATGAGGTTCATCCAGAAAACCAATCTGGACATAATCCTTGATATATGAAGCCATAACCTCATAGGTATTCGAGGCCGCATTGCCGATATATCGGTGAAGGACCACCTCAATTCTCCCAAAATCTGAATCGTAGACATCAACTCGTCCAACCACCAATCCTTCTTTGGCATCAACAGTCCTGGTTGTCGGGGTTGTGAAACCGGAAATTCTTTGTTTTAACACTCTTGTCACCAATAGCGTGTCGTGGTCTCCGCCATTTGCCCAGGCATTGCCCAAAAGGCTATTCAATATGTCAGAAGTTAATGAAACTCCGGAATGACCAGTTGTTAAAGTCGCAAATCGAACAAAACCTTGCATCGTTCTGGCGGCTGTGCCTGTGCCTGATACCAAAGTGCCAACGGTCGCTGAAATTTCAAGGTTTTGCTTCCACTCCTTCATTTTCATTAATTGAAGGCGAGCAAAACGACTTTCCATTCCAGCGTTTTCGGCATTCTCGGCTGTCATTGCAACCTTAAATCCTTTTTCAATAATCTGAGTGTGATTGGATCTTAAGGTTGGATTATTAGCCGCATAAGTGGTATCAGCCAACTCAACAGTGCCTTGACCAGATGTCGGGATAGCAATCGGATCTTCGATCCACGAGTGAACTTTATTGGTAACCTTAATCTTTTCAGCATTTGTGGTTACATAAAGGTCAATCGGGTCTAAGTCCTTAATTTGATCCCAGAGCGACTCACGCATTGAGACAAGACCGTATGAGTATTGCATCTTATCTCCTTAAATAATCTTTTCTTCTTTGAGTTGCCGCTTAATGAGTTCGGCCATCGCTTTCTTTTGAACCCGGGGGTCCAAAGAGCGCGCCTGTTCTCTTAAACGGGCAATTTCCGCCGCTTCAGTTGAAGCCTCAGAAGCAGTAGAAGCAGTTTGAGCCTTTTCCTTTGCGGAAATTTCGGTCTCTTTTTGCTTCGCTCCTTCTACTTTTGCCTCTTCGACCGCCTTATTAAATTGTTTCTGCACAAACTTTACAGCATCGGCCGGCTTCATTCCCTTAATAACCAAACCGTCAACCATCGCTGCTAAATCTTTGTCGGTCTTGGCTTGGGGGAATTCCTTACAAGCCTCCTCATAAGCCAGAATTTCCTTCACCGTGCCATAAATATTTGGCATAGGCGAGGGCGGCGGTTCAGTAATAGAAGGTTCAGGAGCGTAAGGAACTCCTGTTTCTGCCTCCGGCCCAGCAAGACCCAGTTCTTTTGCCTTTTCGTAGACAAAATATGGATCTTGAAGTTTGCGCTCAAGTTCTTGCCTTTTAGTCCTCTCTTCTTTCAAGGCAATACTCAAGTCGCCTTTACCAGACTCGGTTGGTGTTTTTTCGCCTTCACTGGCGGTTTCAACTTCCTCTGGTAGCTGTTCTTCGAGGTTTTCCTCAGGAGTTTCAGCCATCTCCTTGGCTTGTTCGTCAGCCATAACGACTCCTTTCTTGGAGACACTGTTTAGGGAACGACCCGTTAGTTTACGTTGTTTGGGTAGTGAACCCGTTAATTGCCTCCTTTTGGCGGATTAAGTTAGGAGGACAATCCTTAATCCGCCTAAGGAAGCAACTATTTTTCATTAAGTTGCTTTTGGGCTTGTTTCTCTACCAATTCCCAGATTTTGAAAATATCTTCACTTTCAGCCTTTAACTCCTGGTAACGGATTATATGATGAATAGCCCTTTTCTGACCTTCCTCAGTAGTTACATCCTCCGAACAAGCATCATTTTTAAGTTTCTCTAATCTTTTTTCTATTATTTTATTACGCCAATCTTGAAAATCAGGATTTGCCCAAAGTCCAGTCCATTTCCTTGCTTTTTTTATCAGTTGCCTTAACTTCGCTTTGTCTAATTCCTTTTTATTCATTTGTCCTCCTATTTATTTATTACGCAAGCACTTCTGGTGGAATCTGGGTAGGAATGCCCTTTTTTAATTTCTCTCTAAGCATCGCCCCTCTTTGTCTCAAACTTTCTAAATCCATTTTATGCATATTTTCCATCAGTTTCATCTTTGCTTTGGCTTCCAAATCAGCCTGCTCTTTATCTTGTATCATTTGTATCTCTTGTATCTTTTTTTGTTTTTCTTCTTCGGTCAAATAAAGCGACTCCGGGTCTTCAATCCCAAATCCTCTACCAATTTCAGTCGCTGTTCTTTCAGGCGAAAACTGAATACCAAGTTGATTTTTTGCCCAGTCAATCCAAGTCATTTTGCTTTGAGTTTTTTGGAATTTGTCTATTTCCGATTGATTATCTAACCTAACATCAACAAACCAATCTACATCAAAAATAATATGTTTGTTAGGGTCTTTACCTTGCTGTTGTAAAGCAAAAGCCGCTTCTTGAAATTGCTCTGGTGTTAGCATTCCTGATATGAGCATATCTTTTAAGGTTGCTTTGCCAGTCAAAATTCCTTTTGTAGCGGCTACCCATTGCGGTTTTTTCCCTCTCAATAGGGCATATCTAACTTCATCCTCGCCCATCAGGTTGGCTATCATCTTAAGATAAATCCGGGCCAAAGGTCGCATAAAACTATCTTCAATAGTATCCAATTTAATCTGGAAGTTTGGTTCAGCCGCCCTTTGAAGTGATTGAATCCCACCCATCGTTCCCATAGTTTTATCAGTTTCTTGAGAAGGAATACCGGTTGCGTAAGGAGAAAAACGAGCCGCCCTTTCAATTGCCTGTTGTAAAGTATCAATAGTTAAGAAAGCAGATTGAGGCGGAAAATTAACAGGCACAGGGCCAACTGCACCAGGTTTGCCAAAAGTAACTCCGCCATTCTCTAAAACAAGCATCAAAGCATCCAAATCAATTTGAGCATCCGGGTCAACTAATATGCTGTCTCTTAATGAACGATTAATTAACTGAATATTCTGATTAACAATGGTATCCTGCGCCCTGACTGGCTTATATATCGCATCAATTTCTCCATAAGCATAAGGTCTGCCGGCAATTACATAATTCATAGAAACTAATAAAGGATGTCTGCCAATCTTAAAAGGGTCTTCTTCTTCACGAATAATTACTGAACCATCGGCAATAACAGTCAAATGAGCGCCTTCCCATCTTTCCAAAAGTTGTATCGGAGGTACTTTTTTAGTTATTCTTTTATCAGCGGCGATAAACTTTTCATCTTCGGCATCAAGAAATACTCCATCTTTTTCAAATTTCCTTTTTAGCGAATAGAGATTTCTATAAATTCCTGTTTTATTTTCTTTTTCATTGTATTCTCGCTCTTTTAATTCCTTCCAAGATACATACTTTTCAACATAATAAACATCTGAATCAGCGGCAGTCTTGGTCGGATTGAAAATCACACTTTTATAAGGCAAAACTCGGCAATATGGTCCATCGGCAATTTTTTCTTTCTCACCATTTACTAAAGCAGTCTTTCTCAACCATTGAATTTCCGCAAAGGCATTGCCCTTAACATAAAACTCCCTTTCATATTGCTCTTTGATTTTTCTAAACGCTCCAACAACTGCCTCTACATCTGGGTTTTCAATCGCATCCTTTAAAATTGCCGAAATCCACTCCTCAAAGTCCTGCATATCATTTTTGCCTTTAGCCATTACATTTACGACTAAATTAGTTTCGTTGCTTTTTGCAACCAAACTTTCAACAACGGTAAATGGAGTATTGAGCGAGACATCGGAAGAAGTTTCGCTGTCTTCCCGCTTATAGAACTCATACATCTCCTGATTTTTATCTATTTGAGTCCAATAAGGCCGGAGTTGTTCCCGCCAATCTTTCCATTCATTATAATATTTGATTGCTCTATCTCTGGGGGTTTCTGTAGAATTTGTCATATTTATCCTCTCTACTTATTCATTACGCCGGCAATCTTCAAGACCAATAAACTCCTTTAATTTATCATCAATCTCATTGCTCAATCTATCCATTGCGTCTATTTCATTTGGATGTCGCTTGTAAAATCTGTCCTTAATTCGGTTGATATCATTAAAAAGGTTATTAAAAGTTTTGATAAAGAAGCGATATTGACTTTTTTTCTCATCGTATTGTCCTCGTCTTAAAACTTGATGCAACTTTATGACCATAAAAGAAAAAAGGTCTTCCTCGGTAAAACCCATAATTTTTCTTTCTCGGGCAAAATATCGCATTAGAGAATTTAGACGCATTAAAAAAATTCTAAATTCTGCTTCCGGAATCTCTTTTCTATCTTTGCTTTTATCTAATAATCGGTTGATGATTGTCTCCTCAACATATTCTCGGAAATTGATAATACCCTCCTTTACGCTAATCACTTATGATATCCCTTAAAAGTTCTGACCTTTTCTCGAAGATCAGATCTTTTCTCATATGTTGTGTAAGTTCGATATTCCTGTGGCATTGTTCTTGGTTCTTTCACCATTTGTTGAACCTGCCAAGCAATCGCCAAAGCCATTATTAAATCGTCGTGTGCGCCTGCTTCTGCCTGTGCCTTCCAAGAAGATGAAGTCTGAACGATTACGAAAGAAAATAATTCATTGATAGTTGTTTGGTCATATATTCTAATTAACTTCTTGTCTATGGCTTCTTTTAAATCAGAAAGCATTTTTGGTCTTGTGGCAGTGTTGGTATCCCATCCATATTTTACCGCTTCTGGGGGTTCTATTCTACCTAATACCGGCATTTTGAAAAGGTTATATTTTCCTAATCTATTAAGCGCGGCCAATCTTTCCATTTCAAAAAGTCCCCCGTTTTGTCTTTCGTATGCAACCATTGGTTTAATACCTGTTGTATCAAATATCCTCTCTAAAACTGGATGTAAAAGATTGGTCATCTCAGTCGCTAATACCTTTGAATGATAAACCAAAGGCACATCTAACTTGGTCTTGGATAGAAATTGGGCGGCACAATAGTCAATCCCGCCAGCGGCAGGATCAACTCCGACTATTATAAATTCGCCTTTTTCTATTGGACGAAATTGTTTCCAATTCATTTAATAAATTACCCCTTCTTTAATTGGCTCTTTTATATCTTTTAAAAAGTCTTGTAAGATTAAACTATTGAAAAACATTTCACCGGAAGTTAGAAATGCCATCTCTGGCGTATCGGGATACTCCTGCCCATACATTCTACCCAATTCCTTTTGTTTTTTCTTTAAAAATTCAGTTGTATATTCCCATTCAGGCCCATAAAAATGCGTTTTAAAAGGTCTTTCGCCCCTATATGCCTCATCCCAAAAGGTCTTAAAAAAATTAAAACCATTAGCGGTTGTCTCAATAAATATCTTACCTTCTGGCACTACTGCTTGAAGGACACCGGCTAAAACGGTTTCAGCATTCATAAAATGAGCAAATTCTGAAAAGTGAAGTGCTGTGATGGTATCACCTCTGCCAAATGCTCTTGCCTCTGCTGTGCCGATGTAGAAAGTGCTATTATTGCTTTCATTCGCCAATTCGCTTCTTGAATTATATTTTAAAGGCAATTTAAATTTATTAGTTGTTTCAAAAGATGAGATATAAAACTTAACCCTATCAAGCAATCTTTGTGTCGCTTCTGTTTCGTGAGATACAACGACACATCTTTGATTATCCTTAAAGAGAAAATCACAAGTTAAAATAGCAAGAATCAAACTTGAAAATCCCATCTGCCGGGCTTTCAAAATAACATCCCGTCCAGTAGCTTTCTCAAGAAAATCTCTTTGAACTTTATTTAAAAGAAAAGGCACAATTTCGCCTTGTTTATTAACAATCATAAATTCTTTTTCAATTATTGGTTGAAAATTAAGGTAAGTTTTCGACATCATATTCTTCCCTTTTTTTGGCGATTAATTGGTTGATTTGGATAGCCACCTGGGGCGGTTGTCCAGCTGTTGGTAATTCTCTCAAAGTTTTGTATAAAGTAATTAAATCTTTTAATTCCCCTTTATCAATTTTTGTCTCAATTTGAGTAATTGCTTTTGCGGCCACCTCCATATCTTTGGCATCTAACATTGCCTTAAGTATGTCGCAAAATTGTCGCAAGCTTTTATCAATTTCTTTTTTTTCATAGACCATTACTGTGTTAACCGCTAAATCCAATACTTCAGCTACTTTTCTAATTGGTATCCCTTTTTCACGCATTGCTTTAGTGGCGATGATCTTTTTTTCTTTGGACATATTTTTAATGTCAATGACAGTTTTCATTTTATCCTTCTAAGTGATATTATTACTTTTTTAGGAATGTGTATAATATCTCCTATTGAATGGTCATTATCTGCTTTTTCTATTCTTATACTCTGAGCAATGGATATTATTTTTTCATCGCTTCTAATAAAATAACCGATTGATTTATGAACAAGTTGAGGCAACACTTTCTCTTTATAATTTATATCGCTTAACCAATGCCACCCTGAAGTTAAAAGAGTGTCTTCCCAAATAATTTCTAATATTTCACCAAATTTAAATTTCTTTTGCATTTTTTAAAAACGCTTCTAAATCGCAAATAAAAAGTGGTCGTTTCCTATCCTGTTTTATTACCAAGAAATCTTTGTCTTCCAACCACTCATATATTCTCTTAAAATCATTACGCCGAACCTTGCACTCTCCTCGTATCCCCTCTATTTCAACATCATAACCCTCGCCTGCTCCGCTCAACCATTGTCTTCTTGCTTTTAATCCGTATTGCTTGGCAAGGTTAACGACAAGGTTCTCTAAATTGTATCCTTTGCGTCTGGTTTTCATCTTTTAATTTCGAGGCGGGGCTGGACTACTGACGGCCTCATAATTTCTGGCTTTCGCCACTCCGCTCCAGCCCTTGCGTTGACTTTGGGTTTAATCCCTATAGCCCCGAAGTCCTCAGTTTCGGCGGCGCGGTTTCGTTTTAGAGGCGTCACGAGACCTGTGCTTTTATTATATCATATCTGGTAATGGACTTGGTGTTTTCTCTAATCTTTTTTTACCTACTTCGCAATACTGGGGGTTTAACTCAATCATAATATAGTTTCTGCCCAATCTTTTAGCAACGACTGCGGAGGTGCAACTTCCCGCAAAGGGGTCAAGGACAATACCATTTGGAGGACATCCCGCCAGTATCATTGGCTCTATCAGTTTCTCGGGGAAGGTGGCAAAATGCTTTCCCCTAACTTCTGGCGGGGCGGGTTGAGTAGGGATGGTCCAGAGGTCACCAGGATTTTTTCCAAGAGGGTGGAATGCTCCTTCTTGATTTGGTTGAGGAGGTAATCTCATTCCGTGAATTGTTGGGTCGCCCGCTGGATGATAAGGAATTTCTTTTTCTTCTCTCCAATATCTTGCTCTCGGACTTCCAAAACTTTCTGCTTGGTCTTGAGGATAATGAGTTGAAGCCCTTTTCCGCCATTCCATTACA